CCCAAACCAACTTCAAAATCTGTTCCATCTGTACACGCATAATATGTAGTATCGCCATCACTTAAATTTGCTGTAAATGTTTCAAATCCAGTAAAAGCTCCACCTAACGCATAAGTGTTAGTGCTTTCTGTCGTTGTGGTTTCTTTGACTCTATCTGATATTACAAGTGCCATTATTTTAACTCTATTGTTAAGTTATTTGTGTTGATTCTGAATATATCACCGTCATCTATTGTTTTGGGATTAGTTAACTCACCAACAAATAATATATTACCACTGGTTGAAGCATCAGCTATAAAGGCATGAGTTATTACATCAGCGGTGGTTGTGCCTGCTGGATCAAAATCTATATTAGCATTATTTTTTGCTGTTTGCGTATCTGTGGAATCGTTTGCTACAATATCCCAATTAGCAGCAGGTACTCGAACTCTTTGATAATTTGTGTAATCCGCTTCTGTAACTGAACCAGTTTCTATTGAGCTTACTGCAGTTGCAAGTCCAACATATATATCGTTTCCAAGACCATTACCATTTCCAGAACCAAAATTTGTTCCGCCTATTTGTGCATTATTTTTAAAAATAAAATTTAATAGTCTTCTTTCTAAATAATTAGTTGCTGCGTTTGATGTTGACATTTAAATCTCCTATGTTCTTTGCGCTCTAGGTAAGCCTTCAGAATACGCATCAGTGTTTTCTCTTGCCTCTCCGTAGTCTTTAAGTCTTGTTAATTGATCCATAAATCTCTTTTCATATTGCTGTATTAAATCAGGCTCACCCTTCATAAAAATGTAAGCATCTACTAATGAACCAAATAATAATGCAAATGGTGCATTTTTACTTAACCATGTCGTACCACTATCAGATCCTGCAGTTAAGCTAGTGGGTCTATAGTAATAATGTAATTCTATAGCATAATTTGAGTTTGGGGTAGGGCCAAGTATAAAGTTTTCTGCATCAAACTGTGCATAGAATCTTGGCTTTGCTGTTGAGGATGAAGCATCGTATGCTTCTTGTATAAAATTAACATCTTTTTGCAATAAAAAAGACTCACTACCAGATGCTGTTATCTGTAATGAAAAGGATGCTAAATAATCTGATGGCAAGGTTAAAAACTTATCGCCAGTTGATAATGTTGATGTAACGTTTTTTCTAAATACTTCTAAATCAACATTTTTAAATATTCTCTCTTCTGCTGCTTTAATAAAATCAGATATGTGACTTACAAAAGAGGTTTCTGTATTATCAGTGTAATCCTGTATCGCTGTTTTAAGCTGCGCAAATGTAAAGCTCATTTAAGCCTCCAAAGTAACTGGTCCCACTGTAGCAAACACACCACCACCTGTAATTGACCCAGATGTAGAGGCTGCGGCAACAGTAATAGTGTATGTATCATCTGTTAATTTAGTTATAGCATATCCTGTGGCTAAGTTAAAGTTTGCTGCTGTTAATCCATCAAAACCCAAACAGTTTCTAAATCTTACTGTGTCCGATGTAGACCTTCCATGATCTTTTTCGGTAACTGTAACCACAGTGCTGCCGCTGTCTGCAGCCGCAGTTCTAAAAGGATTAACCAACAACAATCTTTCTGTAGCAGGCTCCACTCTATCTGGCCTTGCATTTAGAAGTGACTGCTCATCATCTATCTTTATTCTACCTAAATGATTCTGTGGATGATCTGGGTCAACTACATCATAGCCAACCATCAAACCTGTTTTAGAACCGTTTCTAATCTCTGGTACCAGCTCCCTAAGTGGATATCTAAATCCTGTCTTGTCACATATACCATATGCATATTTACCAACTGAATAAGGCATTATTTTTCTTTCTTTGATTTATAGAAATATTCTTCACTATCTCCAAATCTCTCTAATTTATTTTCGTTTTCTACCTGATAATAGTGTGTACTAACTTTAAAATCAGGAGTTAATGGCTCTGCAGGAGTTAAGCTGTTATCGTATATCCTAGTTCTGTTATTAGGGTATAAACAATACTGACCATTTTCTAACTCTATAATATTATGTGACTTATGCTCTTCTGGTGTTTCACTGGTGCTAAAGTCAACTGTGTCTATGTCACCATGATAATTATCAAGTGTGGCTACATAAGATCCCTTAACCGTACCCGCATCTCTTGTATAAACTTCATAGCTCATAGATCCTATAAATTGTTTTTGTATACAAGTTACATTGTAATCCATACAATTCCAAAACTGTAAATTATACAAAGGCAGATCTGGTTTTGGCTTCTTAGGCTCGCTAACAAATGCGCTTATTGGTAGCTTATCAAACATTGCACCATATTCTGGTAAATATGTCTCAAAATAAAAAGCTCTGCCCGGCAAAGACTTACAAGATATCCAAACACCCTTTACAAACTCACCATGGCCATCTTGATGGTCTCTGAGATATTCTTTCCTAACCCACAAATTTATTGCAGGCAAGTTACATATAAGTCTCGACAATTAGTAACCTCTGTTAAAGTTTACACCTCTGGTTGCAGCTCCGCCACCACGCATTTTAACAACTTTACCACCTTTTTTTAATTTTATAGATGACAGCATTTTTGCTTGGCCTGTATGAGCCTTAACTGCTTTTTTTAATCCACTAGTAACTTTTTTTATTTTAGATTTATTAGAAGTTAATTTACCACCTTTTTTCATAAAGCCCATTTTGTTACGAACTGCTGTGGGTAATTTACTAAGACCCTTGCCTTTGTTTCCTTCTGGCACTGGTTTTAAAGAACCACCTTCAGCTTTCTTTTTTACATTTTTCATAGCCTCTTGATTGGCTTTTGCAGTCCTTTTACTAAAATCTTTATTTAAAGACTGTGTTTTGTCAGCTCTGAACAGATCTTTCTTTGGCTTTTTCTTAGCAACAATTTTAATTGGCATTATCTTCTCCCTAACGATGGTGATTTAGTAGAGTAAAGTCTTCTTCTTTTCATTCTATCTATCGCTTTTTTTGGCCTTGGTTTTGGCATAGCTGAAGGAGTCTTTGGTGTTTTTTTTGGCCTTGGTACACCACCTTTTTTCTTTGGTTGTAGAGCTGCCATTTGTGTTTTGGTCATGCCTTTAAATGGACTTTGTTTGGTGCTGCCACCAACTGTTGCGCCTGTTGTCTTTTTGCTACCAACCTTTGATGCAGCATAAGGTAATTTTAAATTAGCGCCTGCTCTAATTTTATTAGCGTCTGTTATGTTAGGGTTTGCGGCCATTAATTGTTTTAATGTAAACCCCCTTTTCTTTGCTATCTGAGATAATGTATCTCCAGATTTAATTTTATATTGTGGCATTTTAACCTCCATAGAAAGTGTTATAAGGTACAAATCTAGCAGACGAACTATCCTGATCTTCCCCTGCTGCTAGTTCAAACTGAAACTCATATTCTTGTTTGAGGGGAGCTACTCTATTTGCAACCTCTGGTCTTTTCATAGCTATATAATAAGCTAATCCAGAAACAAGGCATGGCGCAAATCTTGGTGGTACAAAAGATGTTGTTGTCCCATCAATACCAGATGAAATCCCATCTATCCCCACAATTCTAAAAAAGGACAATGTGTATGTGTCTGCGCTATCTGGCACGGGCCACATTGTAACTGTTACAGAGCCTGCGAGTCTTTGTACAAATATTTGTGTAGGCTTTCCCTGTGTGTTCTTTGCGCTTTGTTGTGCATAAGTTGAAACACTTATCCTTGTAAGATTTGTGTCTACCTGATTTGTTCCTGTTCCTGTTCTAATCTGATGCTCTAGTATATCTACTGTGTCTGTAGGCATAGTGTAAGTTGCTGTGCCTGAAGTAAGAGACAAAGTGCCAGATGCTATTGTCCAAAGATTCAATCCTCTGTTCTGCCACTCCATAGTCAATAAGTTAAAACTACGTCTAGCGTTTCTTAAATCATTACCTGTTCTTAATTCTAATCCTGCTCTAGCATACGCCTCTTCAAACAGGTCTGGTATATCTGGTACTACTACTGCCATTTATGTGACCTTTCTATAAGCTCTCGTCTTTCGTGCAATCTTCTTTGGCTGTTTAGATACTTGTTTACCTGCTCTAGTTGCCTTTCGTTTAGCAGCCGTAGAACGGGCGTATTCAGAGGACGAAAGAGCCTTAATTGCTTTCTCAGGTAAGTAACGCTCGCCTGTTGCTTTTGGCCCTTGTGTACTAGGTTTACCACTTTTGGTTCGCCACTTCTGTTTACCCCAAGCCTTTAAACTCCTTTGTGGTT